TCGGCGCTGCCGGTTAACTTCGGCCCCACGGCAGGTCAGTACGGAATGGCTGCGGGTGGGCCACAAGGGTTAAACCTCGAAGGGTTCGACGCTTCTGGGTTGGGCATGGCAGCAGGTGGGCCAAGCGGAGGCGCGTTTGGTGCGGCGCAGGGCGGCGTGGGCGCTCCGTCGCTTCGAGGCCAATATGACCTGACAGGCGTGGGCGATGTTGCCCGAGCGCCGGGGGCTGCTGCGATGGCGCAGGGCGGGCCTATGGCTCCGGGGCTGCAAGGGCAGTTGGATACCTCGCAACTTGCCGCGATGCCGGTAAACGCTGGCATGACGGCGCAACAGGCCATCATGTCGCGCCTCGACCCGCAATTGCAGCGCCAACGGGCGCAGTTGGAAACCCAACTTGCCAATCAGGGTTTGGTGCGTGGCGGCGAAGCGTATGGCGCTGCCATCACCGAGCAACAACAGCAAGAAAACGACCTGCGAACACAGGCCGCGCTACAGGGCATTAGCCTTGATATGGCGGCACGTCAGCAGGGGCTAGGCGAGGCACAGGCTCTGGGCGGCTTTGCCAACCAAGCGGCTTTGGCGGGGTTTGGCGCGGGTCAACAGGCTACCGCAGCGCAAAACGCAGCAGCGCAACAAAATTTCCAGAACGAATTGGCTAGGCAGGCTGCTGCAAACCAAGCGCAACAGCAAGCGTTTGGGCAACGGGCGCAGGCCGGTCAGTTTGGCAACGAGGCGCAATTGGCGGCGTTCCAAGCGGCGATGCAGAATCAGGCTGCGGGTAATCAGGCCATCGGGCAGAACTTCGGTCAGGCGCAAGCCGCGCAGGCAATGGCAAATCAAGCGCAGGCACAGAACTTCCAGCAGCGTATGGCGGCGGGTGAGTTTGGGCGGCAGGGTCAGTTGTCGTCGTTCCAGACGCAGCAGGCGGCGCAGGACGCGGCTAACCGTGCCATCGCGCAGAACTTCCAACAGGGCTTGGGCGCGGCGGGTGCGTACAACGCTGCTGCCGGTCAGCAGTTTGGGCAGGAAATGGACATTGCTGGGCTGTATAACGCCTCGCTTGCCCAGAACCAACAGGCGGCATTGCAGCAGGCGCAGGCTCAAGCGGCGCTCCAAGCACAGGGCTTCAACCAAGCGCAGGCGGCGGCATCGTTCCAGAACGCCCAGCGTCAGGCGGCGTTGCAAGAGCAGTTGGCGCTTCGGGCGCTCCCGCTTAACGAGGTCGCAGCCATCATGGGCGGCGCACAGGTACAGATGCCGCAGTTCCAAGCCTATCAGGGCGCAGAGGTGGGAGCGGCTCCCATTTTCGGCGCTACGCAGGCGGCGGGTAACTTCGCGCAACAAAACTACCAGAATCAGATTGCACGCCAGAACGCGCAGATGGGGCTGTACGGTAGCGTGCTTGGCGGTCTAGGTGGCGGCATAGGTCAAGCGGGTAGTGTTTCCAAATTCTTCGGGTAAAAATATGAGAACCCCTTACCAAACCTTTAACGCTCCCCCTATGATGAACGGCGGTCGCGGTCAGCGCATGGCGCGTATGCTCCAGATGCAGGGCCAGAGCCAGCAGGTGAGCAACAACGCAGGGGCGCAGAGTGATATGCAGTATTCGCCCCCGCAAAACGCTGCCGACATCAACCGTGCGCCGCGTCAGTTCCTGCGGCAGTACCCGAAAATGCCAAAGTCGCCGGGGATGACCAACCCGCAGGGTGGCCCTGACCGGGGAGGGTTTGAAAATGGCTGACGAACGCTACAAAACAGTCTCGATGTTTGCGCTTCCAGACGAATACCAGCGGCAAGCCTCCGAGGCACGCCGTCGTCGCCGTATGGCAGAGATGTTGGCGCAGCAGGCGTACCAGCCGGGGGACATCCAGAACGCCCCTATTCCTCGCGGAGCGCCCTTGGTGCAGGGTCTGCAAGCGTTCCTTGCCGCCCGTGGCGAACGCAAGGCAGAGGAAGCCGAAGAAAGCGCAATGAAGGCGCAAACCCGTGAGGCACGGGATTTCCTTCGTGCGTTAACCGAACCTGCCAAAACGATGACGATTGGCGAAGCCGCAATGCAAGACATTGCACAAGCGGGAACGCCGGAACTGGTAGACGGTCGGTTGGAATACCGCAAGACCGCTATGCCTGCCCCGACTCCAGAAATGGTTCCGCAAGCAGGCCCACAAGTGCGCTTGGGGCGCAGACCGGAAGATGACCAAGTGTATATGCCAACCGCAACGGGTCGAGAAACTGACCCGCAACGCATGGCTGCAATGCTTGCCAATCCTCAATACAAGGCTGAATTTACGCCCGAACAAAAGCGTGCGCTTGCCCTTGAGGGCGTGTTGACCAGTCAGAACCCGCTTGTGCAGAAAATTGGGCAGATGCAATACGGGGCAATGCAGCCTTCGCAGATAGATGTTGGCGCGGTAAATCTTTCTGACCTTACGCCGGACAGCGCACGAAAGTTTGCGCGTAGCCGCAACCCGAATGACATTGAATATCGTGCGTCGGAGGTAAAGCCTGAAGCCGTGTCAAGCCTTGGTCGAATGATTGCCGAACGAAAAGCAATTTTTGATAAAGACCCGACCGACCCAAGGATTGCTGATTACGATAGAGCAATTAAGAAAGAAACCAACATACCGGGGCCATCCGTTGTTACTTACGGTACGCCAATGCCTGCCGTAGACGCGCAAGGCAACCCTGTATTTATTCAACCGTCGCGGTCTGGCGGTGCTCCGTCTGTTTTGCCGGGATATACGCCTCCTTCTGGTAAAGAAACTCCGCCCACAGTTTCTGAGGCAACCTCTGGGTGGAATGTTGGTCGCATTGTAAATGCAGCAAACGCTATTCAACGCGCTATTGAAAAAGACCCTTCTGCAATAAAACCAAGCGTGCAAGAATTTGCGGCTGGAATGGTAAGCGACGAGGCTGCAAACGCTGCAAGAAGTCCGCAGCGTCAAATTGTTGTTGGCGAACAATCAGACTTGCTTGATGCGTATCTTACTCTTGCAACCGGCGCTGCTTATACCGACCCACAATTTATTAATGCAAAACGCGGATTAACTCCGACGCTTACTGACGATGCCGCCGCAATTGAAAGAAAAAGTAAAAAATTGCTTGAACTTATCCCACAAGCAAAAGAAAGAACTGGCGCTGCATGGACTCCAGAACTCGAAAAAGCCGTAAGAGACCTTGCTGCTTCTTTTAACAAATCTGCGCCACCTAGCACGGTTAATCCCGCTAAAGGTTGGGGCAAGGCGCAGCAGGTGCGATAATGCCAACTTACAAAATTGCCGCGCCAGACGGCAAATTTTACGAAATTGACGGCCCTTCGGGAGCAACGGACGAGCAGGTTCGTGCCGAGGTAATTCGACAAAATCCGCACCTTGCCGAGCAGCCTGCAAAGCGTGAGCGCACTTGGATGGAAACGGGTTGGGAAGCCTTTACTAACATCCCTAGCAGCGCAACAAACATGGCGATGGGGTTTGTAGATGTTCTTCGCAATCCCGGTACAACTTTGCGTGCTGTTGGCTCGTTGGCTGCAACGGGAAGCCCACAGCAACGACAAGCGTTTACTGCATTAGGCAAATATGCTCTTAACAGGTATGGCAGCGAAGATGCTTTGAAAGAAAGCATTGCAACTGACCCTGTTGGCGTTGTAGCAGACTTGTCTGGAGTTTTAACTGGTACTGGCAGCGCGGCTGCAAAACTTCCTCAAGTTGCTGGAAGAACTGCCGGAGCGGTCAGCAGAACCGGAGAGCGTGTCGCGCAAGTTGGGCGTGCTATTGACCCCATTCGCCCAATCGTAGCCGCCGCCAAAGCGGTTCCTGCCCTTCCCGGTAAGGCTTTGGCAAATGCTCTTGGTTTTACAACTGGAACGGGTGGCGCTGCGGTTGGAGAAGCAGCGCGTGCAGGCATGGTTGGAGGGCAACGCGCAGAAGCGTTTACTGGACAGATGCGGAACAAAGTTCCAGAAAATGCTGTTGTTGATGAAGCGCGTAAAGGTTTAGATGCGCTGCGGCAACAAAGAGCCGCTGATTATCGCGCAAATATGTCTGGGGTTACCGCTGACAAAACAGTTCTAAATTTTGCGGACATCGACAAAGCGGTAAACGCTGTCAAGAATAGAGGTTCATTCAAGGGCGTAAATTTTCGACCCGAAGCAGCAAAGGCTTGGGGAAAAATTGACGAACTTATTTCTACTTGGAAATTGCAAAACCCTGCCGATTTTCACACGCCGGAAGGCATGGACAAACTGAAGCAAGGCATTGGCGAAATCCGCGACTCTTTGGAATACGGTTCGCCTGCCCGTAACGCTGCGGATGAGATTTACGGAGCGGTGCGTGGCGAAGTTGCTCGGCAAGCACCTGATTACGCCAAGGCAATGGCTGAATATGAAGATGCCAGCAAACTTATTGGAGAACTACAGTATTCTCTGTCTCTGAAAAATACTGCTCAAGCAGATACCACACTTCGCAAATTGCAGTCCATTTTCCGCAACAACGCCAATACCAACTATGGGCAGCGGGTTGAACTTGGGCGACAATTGGAGTCAGCGGGGGCAACTGATTTGTTCCCGATGCTTGCAGGTCAAGCCATGTCGTCTGCGCTTCCCCGTGCATTGTCTGGTACGGGGTCTGGCGTTGCAGCACTTGGCGCGGGCTTTTTAACCCCCAAAGCCTTGCTTGCCGCCCCCTTAACCATGCCTCGCGTTGTTGGCGAAGCGGCATACGCTGCTGGTGCAGCAATCCGTCCCGGTTACAAATTGGCACAAGCATTGGATAGGTACGGTACGGAACTTGTGCGCCGCAATCCCAACCTTGGTTTTGCCGTGGATAGGGCAAAACGCGCAGCCGGTAAGGTTGACCCATACACCGCTAGAATGTTGGCAGCGCAGTTGTCGCAAATCCAACGCGAACAGGAACAGGAGTAATTAACATGGCTTTCAATGGTTCCGGGACGTTCTTGATTAACACGGCAGGTCAGCCTGTCGTCTCTGGCACCGTCATCTCGTCCACGGCGTTTAACGCCCTGACGGCTGACCTTGCCACCGGCCTCTCGACCGTCATCACGAAGGACGGTCAGACGACGGTTACGGCTAACATCCCGATGTCCACCTACAAGTTCACGGGGCTTGGGGTTGGCTCTGCCGCCACGGACTCTGCGAACTTGTCGCAGGTACAGTCTACGGTCACCAAACTGCTTACGAGCGTCTCTGGGACGGACACCATCACGGCTGTGGGTGCGCCTGTGGTTGCCGCCTACGCTGCCGGACAGATGTTCTACTTTGTTGCCACGGGCGATAACACGGGCGCGGTGACGCTCAACATTGATTCGCTTGGCGCAAAGGCTGTGACCCGTGACGGGTCTGTGGCGCTTGCTGCGGGTGACATCAAGAGCGGCGAGGTAGTGGTAGTCGTCTATGACGGCACGCGCTTCCAAGTCGTCTCGCAGTTGAACAGCGCCGGTAACGCGACCTTTGCCAATGTGTCCATCACTTCGGCGCTCAATGTCGGCGGCGTGGCTACCTTTACGGCAAACCCTGTTCTCTCCGGCGGCACCGCCAACGGCGTGTTGTACTTGAACGGCAGCAAGGTGGCGACGAGTGGGACGGCGCTGACGTTTGATGGGACGAAGTTGGTGGCGTCTGGCGGAAACGAAGCCATCCGAATTGCGAGTGGTGCGCCGTATTACAGTTTTTACAACGCAGCCCAGTCAACGCAACTTGGTTACATTCAGCACACAGGAACAGACCTTGCCTTGGTCAATGTTCAAAACGGAACAATGCCGTTTTATGTGAATAACGCCGAAGGCATGCGCCTCACCTCGACGGGCCTCGGCATCGGGACGAGTTCGCCTACAGAAAAACTCCATGTTGCAGGCGCATTGCGTGTTACAGGCGCACAGACAACAGCAGGAACTGGTGTTTACCTTGACCAAACTTCTGGTACGGGCGGCGTATCTGTCTACGGCCCTGATAACTCAACGCAAGGCACATTTCGTATCTATACGGCTACAGCCAACGGGGGTACTGGTAGCACAAAACTAACCCTCGACTCCTCCGGCAACCTCGGTCTGGGCGTAACGCCGAGTGCGTGGTTTAGTTCGTTCAAGGCGTACCAAGTCGGTAATCAGTCACTCTGGTCTGCGGCGGGTGGCAATGGGTATTTGAGCAACAACGCATTCTTTAACACTTCGAGCCAGTACACCTACCGTGTTGATGGGTACGCGACTGAATACATTCAATCTGTTGTAAACGGCTCTCACTCTTGGTTCACCGCCCCCTCCGGCACCGCAGGCAACACCATCTCGTTCACACAGGTGATGACGCTAGATGCGAGTGGGAATTTGGGGGTGGGGACGACTTCTCCGACCGGACGTTTCTCTTGCGCTGTCGCAGCAAGCGGTTCTTTTCAAAATGTTTTTACTGGCACAAATGCGACTGACAGCGACTTTCTTTTAAGGATTAAAACTGGCGTCACCGATTTACAAAATTCTGCCGGTGTATTGTCGTTTACAACCGGCTCCACCGAACGCGCCCGCATCACGAGCGAAGGGTATTTCAAGGCGAGTAATGATGGGGCGTATATTGGAAGCACAGGTGCGTACCACGAATTAAGGTCAACCGCTGCATCAACAGAGACTTTAATTGTTACTTCAAATAACGCAAGTTTTACTTCTATCGTTGGGTTTTTTCGCGCAAACAGAAATACTACAAACGGAACTTTTAGCGCCTTGGCGTATTACAACGACGCAGCCGGTGCATATAGGTTTTTTGTTTCAGATTCTGGCAATGTCACCAACACCAACGGTTCATACGGCACAATCTCTGATGCCAAAATGAAAACCGACATTGTGGACGCGGGTTCACAATGGGCAGACATAAAGGCTGTGCGGTTCCGCAAGTTCAAGATGAAGGATGACCCGCAGCAAATCACGCAGTTGGGTGTTGTGGCGCAGGAACTGGAGCAGACTTCTCCGGGACTTGTTAATGAATTTCGTGACCGTGACGCAGAGGGCAACGACCTTGGCACCACTACCAAGTCGGTTAAATCGTCCATCTTGCTAATGAAAGCCGCCGTCGCCCTGCAAGAAGCAATGACCCGTATCGAACAACTTGAGGCGAAAGTCGCCGCATTGGAGAGCAAATAAATGACCACTATCACTTGGAACATCTCGCAACTGGACTGCCTCCCGCAGTCTGCTGAAGGCGCTGACTATGTAGTCACGGCTCATTGGCAATGCACGGGCGTGGATGGCGCTTACACGGGTCAGGTCTACTCGACCACCTCGTTTGCCGTCGTCGATGGTGCGTTTACCCCCTACGCTGATTTGACGCTCGACCAAGTGCTTGGCTGGGTCTGGGCCAACGGCGTGGACAAGGACGCTACAGAGGCTGCGGTGGAGGGCCAGATTGAGGCCCAGAAGAACCCGCCCGTCGTCTCGCCGCCGCTGCCGTGGAGCGTCTAATGGAAACCAAACTTGAAGTGACTTTGGAAGAAGCCGTCGCCATCGTGAACCTGCTGGGTTCGCTCCCGACGAGTCAAGGCGGGTATCCGCTCTGGCAGAAACTGAAGGCGCAGGTGGAGGCGCAGGTGCCGAAGGACGGGGAGCCGTGACCACGGTACAAGACCTTGAGGTCACCGTGACCTCTCACATTGATGTCTGCGCGGTGCGCTACGAAGCCATCCATGCGCGGCTGAAGCGTCTGGAGAACCTTCTGATGCGGGTTGGCGGGACAATCATCCTTATCCTGCTGACTGCGTTTGGCACGGTGACGATGATGTTTCTGGAGTCCATCAAATGAGTGAAGATATTGACTTGCTGAAGGTTCAAATCGAAGCCGAGATGAGACGGCTGGAGGCTAACAGCACCGCAAAGGATGTGGCAGGCAAGGCCATCGGCAAGGATGGCCTCAAGTACATCACGGTCATTGTCATCATCGGCGTACTGTCCAGCCTTGCGCTGGAGGCCGACAAGATTGCTGCGGTGATGGGCCTGTTGGGTGCCTCGCTGACCGCGCTCATCTCCATGCTCAACGGCATCGCCGGTGCTACGGTGAAGGAAGAGAAGCCGGAGTTTGCGGTCATCAAGGAACTCATCGGCAAGTTGGACAAACTCGACCGTAAGGAACAGCCCATGCGGGTTGATGTCGAGGGCGACCATGTGACCGTGACCAAGGGTGAAGATGTTGTGAGGGCTTCCAAATGATACCTGCCGCGCTACAAGCCATTATTACGCCGTTGCTTGGCAACGGGCTTAACCTCGTTGCTAACGCTGTGCTAGCAAAGGGCAAGAAAGTCGTCGAGGAAAAGTTGGGCGTGGAACTTAAGCCCGATATGTCGCCGGAGGACTTGGCGAAGATTCAGATTGCCCAGATGGAGCATGAGGAAGAACTGCTCAAGTTGCGTCTGGAAGAAGACAAACTTGACCTTGCTGAACTTGAGATGCGCCTGAAGGACACCAACGATGCGCGGGTGCGCGAGACGCAGATTGTCACCTCCGACAAGGCACCGCTGCTAAACAAACTCATCACGCCGATTCTGGCGCTTGGTTTGCTTGGCATCACCTTCACGCTCTTTGGCATCGTGCTGTTCCAAGCAAGTCCGATTGACCCTAGCCGCAAGGACATCCTCATCTACATCTTGGGCGTGCTGTCTGCGGTCGCTACGCAGGTTGTCTCGTACTACTTTGGTTCCAGCCAGTCGAGCAAGGACAAGACCGACGCACTTAAGGAGGCCATCAAGTGAGTCTCGTAGCAGAACAGGCGGCGTTCCTGCTGGATGTCGCCAAACTCGTTAACAAAGCGACTGAACTGGGCTTTGTCGTCACGGGTGGTGAACTTGCCCGTACCCCGGAACAGCAGGCCATCTATGTAAAGACTGGTCGCTCCAAGACGATGAACAGCATCCACCTCAAGCGGTGCGCCATTGACTTGAATTTCTTCCGCGATGGCAAGTTGACCTACGACATCCCGGCTCTTACGCCGGTTGGCGAATACTGGCAGAGCCTTAACCCCAAGAACCAATGGGGCGGGTTCTGGAAGTCATTTAAGGATGTGCCGCACTTCGAGCGCAGGGTGTGATGGCGAGGAAGGAATCGAACCTTCATTCACGGAGTCAAAGTCCGTTGTCCGACCGTTAGACGACTCGCCAGCCGTTTACCAAGTGTCTCGCCAGCCTCGGCTGCACGCCCAATTAGGCTTTGGCACGCGGCTCCATTCGTGGTGTCTGCGTGCCTTTAGGTTGCGGAACCAGTTGACGAACCATCTGACCATAGTGCCTCCACGCTGTAGGACTGTGACGGTGATTTCCAATCTCGCGGCGGGTCGCCCGACAGGTGGCTCGGGTCAACCCAATGCAGTTTGTTATTTGGGTAAGCGATAAACGGCCCTGACTCCAATTTGATGATGTGATGGTCTTTGGATTGGTCGCTGACCTCCGACCATCCCCCGTTGTGCCAGAAGATGCTGAACAGGTAGACCCCCGGCCTCCACACTCCGTCCCTGCCACGGGCGCGGACACGGTGACCCCGCAGAAACTCCATTTCACGCACCTCGGCATGGCGGCTAAACGAGTCCCACCAGCAGGCGAGTTCTAAAGCCATTGGAGGGCATGGCTTCGACACAAGGGCATGGATAGGCACCCTCGCCCATTGCGCCCCGCAGGCTGCCATAACGCTAAACATGGGTACCCGCGCAGGTTCAGCCCGGAACCCGAAGATGGTGCAGGGGGTAAACTCCCCGCTGCCCGTCTGGTGGTCATATAGGAATTCGTTGCGGATGTAAGCCGGGGTGTACGGCGTGTCTACCATAAAGGTCACAGTAGTCCCTCTCGGTTGAGTTGTGCGAGGGTTCGCGCCATGCCTTCGAGGTGCAACAGGCGCACATAGTCGCGGTCAAGGTCGGTATGCGCTCGACGGTCGATAGCATCGTGGCACGCGCTACAGGCCCATGCTCCAAGGATGTCGGGCGACTTCATGCCTATGCCAGATACCCCGGCAAGCCTGTAGTGCGCCAGCACGGTTGTCTCGCTGTTGTGGTTGCACACCTCGGGGATACGCACCATGCAGCCGCGTCCTCGGGCTTCTTTACGCAGGTTCATGCGTAGTGGCTCGGGGTCAATTCAGGTTTGTAGGTCGGCATCTCTTGTTCAGATGTTTGTTGCCGTGTACGGAAAAACCCGTCATGTTCGGGATAAGCCCGCATAAATCGACGCGAATAAAAAGCCCGATAGTTGTTGTTCAATTTAAACGAAGTAATGCCGTCGCCGCCAACGCTATCTTTTTCCCATCGGATGCGTTCAAAAATTGCGTTGACGGAATAATTTTTATATCCGCGCTTAATCATTTCAAATGTAAACTGGACAAACATATCCCACACCTCGGGGTGTTTCTTGTGGAACTCCGTCACCTGAAAGCGCATTTCGTCTGTCCTATTCATACGACGGCTCCGGTATCACGATGCCCATATCAAGGCACTTTGTTTCAAGAAACAGCAAGTAATCGCTGAATTCTTGTTTGTCGAGCGCAGAGGAACGCTTGAGCGGTCGCAGGCGCTTTCTGCCAAACCCCTCCAGCGTCTCCCACCCAAAACACTCACCTAGAAAGTAATCGTGCAGGTCATCGCGTGTCCATCCGCGCAACGCCTCGCCACCGCCCTCTAAAATGCAGGGATAACAAACACCCCACAGGAACTTGTTTTGTTGGTTGGTGCGCGGCTTCTTCCACTCCGTAACCTCAACCGCCCATGTCTTGAGCGGGTCAAGGTTGGACACCATACGCGCCACGACAGATGCCATAGCGTCCGGTCTAGTGCCTCGAGGGAAGATGCGTTTCATCGCTCGGATGCCCTCACCCGTCCAGCCCATTGCTTCCATTCGTAAGCGTATTCGACATTCTGGTACTCATCGAACCACGGGCCACCCTCGGTGAAATGCACGCAGGTCGGGTCAGGAACCTGCGCCCGTGTGTGCCAGCCCTCCAAGTAGTTGAAGGTCGGCGGCAACGCACCAATGTGCCGGTCGTTTACCCACATAAATCTGTGCAGATACATCCCGGTTTCGCTGTTCACGATTTCGGGTGTCAGCCCACCCATTGACGGATGGCTGCAATTGAACCACATAAACGACGACCAGTTTTTGCGCGGGTATTGGCGCTGTACCTGCCCGTCCATCTTTGTCAGGGATGTGGGCTTGTAGTCGTGTTGGACACACCACACGGCAACATCAGGATTGTTGAAGTCGAGCAACGGCTTCAGACTGTGCCGCACTAGAAAGTCACAGTCCATGAACAAAGCATTGCCTCTGAAGTTGCAGAGCGCAGGCACAAGGAACCGGCTAAAACTGAACTCCGTGGATGAGAACGGGTCTGGTTCGCGCCAGTACATCCCCATTTCCCGCAGGTCATCTAGTCGCAGCGCAACAACCTCTGCCTCCATGTGTTCCAGAATGGACGCACGGGCCACCTCGTAGGCGATGTCCTCGCGGCTATCGTATCCGATGAAGATTTTCAAAACGGCAAATCCTCATCGTCGGCAAACTTCTCGGGATTCTGCTCTGCCATTGTCTTAGGACGCGCAGCCTGCTTCGGCTCAAACTTGAGCGACATAAAAGCATCGCCGGTCTTGCTGCTGCGCTTAATCCACGCGCTGATGTTTAGGTCAATGTTGTCGATGACGGCAGAGCCACGGTAGTCGGGGGCTTTTTCGTTGCCGCGCTTATCGTTCTTAAACAAAACGCCACGGTTGTTGTTGTCATACTGCTTGTTCACAGGGTCACCTTTTCCAGTTTGTTGAGTTTGTCGTCCAACTCTTGCAGGAAAGTATTTACCTCCTGCTCAAGCATCTTGATGTAGTCGTCATCACGCAGAACGCGCACGACTAACAGTTGCAGCCGCTCGGGCAAACGCGGGTCGTAGGACACGAAATCGCACCACGGCTTACCGGCACACGCCATCTGCCACTGCATCTGCGTCACATACTTCTGCGGCGGCTTGCCGTCGAAGATGTATTCCAGATGGGTCGCGGTGTTCGGGCATTTGATTTCCACCAAACCCCCCTCGGCAAACCCGTCAGGGCTGGCACCAGACATTGCAACAGTCGGATGGTCTATAAAGCCGACATCCTCAACCAGTATCCCGGTCTTTGCGGCGTAGGCTGCTTTGGCGTTCGGCTCCTGCTCCGTCCCCCATTCCATCGCTGCATTGGTGAACGAAGATGCCTTCTGACCCGTCAGGCGCTCGACCACAAGGTCAGCCATATAGTTAGCGCGGCCTGCGCCATAGCCGGTCTTGGTCTTGGCGATAACATCAGCCACACGCGAGGCTGTGACCTTGCCAAGCCTTGCCGCAAACCAATCGTCAGTTCTCTGTTCCATTAGGCTAGTTCCTTCTTGCGTGCGCTGAACGCATCCATGTGCGCTGCGCGGATGGCGGGGTCAAGCGACTTGAAAAGGGCAACGAGCGCAGCCGCGTCAGTTACAGACGCAATCTGCGCCAACACCTCAGTGTTTGGCTCGGCTTTTTCGCCCTCGGGCAAATCTTCACCGGCAAAAATGTAGAGAGCCAAACCGTGCATCGCAATCGCTTTTGTAAGGCAACGCATGGTGGCGGTGTTCACGGCAAAGGCATCAGGGTCAACGATGGCGCGGTTCCTGTTATCCATGACAGGGAGGATGCAGGTTTTGTCGTTGCCCTTAATTTCAACGCTGACCTTAACCATCGCCGTGCCGTTCCGCAGGTACATGACGGGACTGTTATCCCACTCGTGCGCTGTCCATCGCGCAGATGGGTCAATCTTCAGCACTTCAGCCCATGCCCACGCCCAACTCAAATAGGTGAGGTTGCCTTTGCGTTCGGTGTGGTCGTTGACATTGATTTTTAAAAGGTCTGACATTTGCTTTCCTCAATCATTTGTTTAAGTTCGCGCCGCAGTTCGTTGTGGCGGTCAATATCGGCTTGCGTCCAAGTGAGGATGACCGGCTCGGTGTAGTACCGGCGTTCCTCGCACTCGCGTTGCTGTTGCCAGTCGTCCATCAGAAAGTCCTCACAGCAAGCCACGCGAGGGCGGCAAACATGGCAAACGAGAACAGGTACAGGCCAATGGTTTTCATATTGAATTCCTCGCCATGTGCAGGGCTTGGAACATCAGCCGTTGGTTGGTTCTAGCGCAGGTAACAAACGCTGCACGGATGTCTGCGTGCGTTCTGGCGTGCTTCATCGCAAGGTCGCGTGCTGCTCGAGATTCACCTGCTGCGATTGCCCAGCGGATTGCGGGGGGCAGGTGTTGGGGGATGGGTCGCATATCTGTTGCTCCGGTTGCCGGTCGTTTGTGACCTCGAGCCATAATGCGCTTGCTGTTAACCGATGTCAACAGCCTCTTGCATTTATTTTTACCATCGTTAACTTACCGCTTCATGGACATTCAAGCCGCCCTAGCCGTTGCCGGTAGCAAAGCCGCCCTTGCCCGTAAACTGGGAGTTAGCCGTCCGGCTGTCTCGAGGTGGGTCAAGGCAGGGAAACTGCCTGCTATGCGGGTATGGCAATGGAAGGCGCTAGAAGCCGTCACCCCGCCGATTACAGCCGATTCTACGCCTACCCCCGGCTGACCCCTATGGTCAGCCCAGAAGCCGCCAAAATTGCTTACGACAAGGCGTGGGCTGTATTCAAGGCATGGCCTGCGACTGACTGGAGCGAAGCCCGGATAAAGGCTTTCAAAGCGGCTACTGGCGCTTGGCGCGTTTACCTCAAAGCCGTTAACCGCATTAGACCCCAGAAACGACAAACCCCCTGAACGGGGGCTTGACGCGGGCGGGGGGATGCCCTTACGCTTGAGATGCTGTTCTCGCGTGATGGTTAATTTACATGGCTGTTCTAGTCGTGTCAAACACCCCACCACGCGACCCCTTGATACGGGCATCTGTCACCGGCGGGGTGGGTGCAATCCCCACATGATGTTCAATCATCGACCAGACACCGGAAACCACGGTCTGGCGGGTCTAACAACCGCGTCCATACGGGCATAGGTTGGACTCTCTTGGCTCCCAATGTTCTTGGGGGTTAGGGGGGTCCTTTCCCGGTCCTCCGAGCATGGTTCTTAAGAAACAATCCTACAGAGTTAAATCTTAAATCCTAGAAACCCTAACTAAAGTTGTTGCATTAACCTCCGTGAACAGTTACGCTTGTCCTGTCTAACCACAGAGAGGTTTTTATGCACGAACTAGACGAAGCGGCTTGGGAACAATGGGTGGCTTACCGCAAAGCCATTCGCAAAACCATCAAACCCGCATCCGAACACGCGATGAAACT